GAAGCGCGCCGCGCACGGATCTCTGCCTGTGCCTTGCGCCGCTTGGCTTGCGGCAGATACAGCGTCGCCAGAATCTCGCGGTCGATCACCACGCCGGGGATCATCTCCATGGCTTCGGCCAGGTAGTCGCGCCACGGAGTAATCGCCATCGTTTCCGTGTCCAGCAGTCCGCCACCTTTGCAGTCACAGTTCGTCATGGCGAAGTTCACCCGCTGCGCCAATGCCAGGGCGATCTCTCTCCAGTTGGTTTCTTGTTCGGTTGTCATGGTCAGGTCTTTCATCAAATTGCCGCCACTGAAACGGGGGCGGGCGTCCGTTTTGCTACAAAAACCTGTAGCAGATGCTCAACTTCAAAACCCCCATTTGGTACGCATAATGTATATTGTGACCTTACAAAATTGTAAAGCCACCAAAGCGCTAGGGGGACTTCGCGCTCGATGCGGTTCTAGCAGGTGCTAGAAGCCAGTGCAGGATGCACTGGGGCGGGGGTGGGCGTCAAGATGTTGAGCGGCTTCTACGATGAGCGCGCCGCCCTCAAATCTGACGGTCATGCCAAAAGGCACACGCACCTCGGTGAGTGTCAGACCGGCAAAGCTGCTGGGGCGTTGCGCCGCTACCTGGTTCTCCAGCATGTATTCCTGGCTGACGCCTACGAGCGCGGCAACGCGATCAGGGTATCGCCATATCATCCAGGCGATGCGCAGCGCCTCCCATGCGTTAGTCGGGCTCATCAGGTGCCAGCCGGTCTCTCCTTGCACCATCAGCTGCCGATATTTCGCCATCTCGGTTCCCTTCAAAAGGTAGGGGTGGGGGGTGTACTTGACGCACCGAGATCGGCCAGCATCTTCTGCGCGCTGGCGATCTGTTCGTGCAGTTCATCAGCGGTCGGCCAATGAAACTCACGCTGCCGCTGCTCCACGGGCTTTGTCGCACCCAGCGCCAACGCAAGGCGGTGCGCGGCCTCCCAGGTGGCCGCGTTGCTGGTGTACGTGTAGTTGTAATGGAAGGTCGCGTAGGTAAACGGTTCACCAAAATCCTGGTGATGCATAACGACGTGACGGGAACCCATAATGTCGTTCTCAACCCAGATTCGAGTCGGCAAGATACTTATCACGGTGGCAGTCTCGGTTCGCATAATCGTTCTTTCGTTCAGGGTTGAAGTGTCGGGGAGTCAATGACTTGGCCGGCGCGCGGCGCTCCGCTGCCAGGCGTCGCGGCACTCCGCATCGCACCAGCGCTGGGTGTCGCCCACGATCTCGTCGCAGTGCAGGCAGCGCCCGGTGGCCATCGGGCCGGTGGGGCGCTTGGTCGTGATGGCGGCCTGGCGGGCGAGCTCCTCGCGCTCGCTGGCGATGTCGAGGTTGTCGCTCACTTGCGGCTCTCCAGTTCGATCAGCAGGTCGACCTCGTGCTTGATCTTCTCGAGGTCCTGAAAGCGACTCTCGGCCGGCTTGTCGCGCCAGCGCGTGATGCGCTTGACGATGCAGCCCTCGAGGAAGCCCAGCCCGTTGGCGTGGATGTACTCCACGGGCTGGATTTTCTTGTCCTTGTAGTGGTTGCCGGCGACCTGACTGGCCAGGGCGGAGGCGCTGACAGTGGTAGTGGTGGCCACCATGGGGGGCGCCTTGGCGTCGCGCTTCTCGAAGCTCTTCTGCTGGTGGAAGAAGGGGCAGTGCGATTCGTGGCCACCAAGCACACCGCACGCGGGACAAATAGACGTCATTTTTTACCTTTCAAATAGTCAAGCAGGAGGTCCTGCACACTTCGCTTGGATTCTCGCCGAGCCATCACGAGCTCGTCGATCGTGCCGCGTGCCACGATGTAATGCACAAACACGCCCCGGTCCTTGCCGGCCTGCAGCTGGCGCACGGGGCCGACCCGCTCGAGCATCTGGTCGTGGTACTCGAGGTTCCAGTCCTGGGCGAAGAAGACGACCGTGTTGCAGTGGTACTGCAGGCCGTCGACCCCGTGGCCCATGCTTGCCGGGTGACCGAGCCAGAGCTTGCCCTGGCCTGCCATCGCAGCGGCCATGCCCTCGGGGGTGGCCAGCACCAGCGCGTCGGGGAAGCGGCGCTGCAGGCGGGCCAGGTCGCTCTGGAACTGGTAGGCCACCAGCAGCGGGTCATCGCCGGTTTCCTCCATGAGTTCCTCGAGGGCGTCGAGCTTCTCCATGTGCACCTCGATCCAGGTGCCTGCACCGTAGCGCTCGGCCTCCAGGTACACCGCACCGTTGGCCATCTGCAGGCACTTCTGCGACTTGGCCGCGGCGTTGAAGGCCTCGACCTCGGTGTCGCCGATCATGGTGAAGAGCTCCCGCTCCATCTCCCGGTACTTCGAGCGGGCGCTGGCGGGGAGTTCGACCTCGATCACGTTGACGATCGGGTCCTTGAGATCGAACCAATCCTTGGGGTCCAGCGTCAGGCAGATGTCAGCGATGCGCTCCTGGATTTCGGCCTGGGCGTAGTCGGTGGGGCGGTAGTTGTGGAAGTCGCCGCTCTTCACCGGCCGGAACCAGCGGTCCCTGAATGCACTGAACGTGCGACCCAGGCGCACGCCGGCGTCGAGGAACCAGGTCTGCCCCCACAGGTCCTCGAGCCCGTTGGAAGCCGGGGTGCCGGTGAGGTTCACCCAGCGCTCGACGTCCTTGTGCGCCACCTGGGCGAGGGCCTGGGCGCGCACGCCACCCTGGCGCAGGCGGAAGCTCTTGAGCTTGGTGCTCTCGTCGGCGATGACGGTGGCGAAGGGCCAGGCCTTGCCCTCGTAGTGATCCTTGAGCCAGACCAGGTTGTCGTAGTTGGTGGCGTAGACCGGTGCCTGCTGGCGCAGGGCGGCGAGGCGCTGGTCCTTGCCCCCTACAATGGGCACCACCTCGAGCCCTGCGAGGTGCCCCCACTTGTGCGCCTCGTTGGCCCAGGTGTCACGCGCCACCCGCAGCGGGGCCAGCACCAGGGTCGGGCGGCTCTCGCCCCACACGTTGTGGAGGTAGTCGAGGAACGTCAGCGCCATCACGCTCTTGCCCATGCCAGGCTTGGCGAAGATCGCCGAGCGTGGCACGTTGGCCAGGTGCTCCATCGCCAGGCCGTGGTAGGGGCGGGGGGTGAAGGGCTTACGCATCGCTTTTGGGGTGCGGACAATTGGCGGGGGGCACAACCACGCACCAGACAGCCTGGTAGGGGTAGGCCCCTGCAGGGCGCTGCCACCGGTCGATGTAGGCGTCGGGCATCTTGGTCACGGCCCGGTGCACCTTGCGGTACTCAACGCCACTGTGGTGTGCGATCTCGGTCAGGGTCAGGCCGTCGCTGTGGCGGCGCAGGGTGGAGCGCACGGCGTCCTCGGTGTTGGGCCTCACGCTGCTGCCGCCTCGAAGCGCAGGCGACCGTTGGCGCTCTGCACAAACTGGGCTTGCCCACCCATGACCTGGGCCAGCTGCCCGGCCTTGAGCTTCGCCCGGTAGCGGGCGGTGCGCTCGGCGGCCGTCATGCGCTTCTGGCGGGGCGCATCGAAGCCAGCGCCGAGGCTGTAGATTTTGACGGCGTCACGCCCCCGGCTGTCCTTGTCCCAGCTGGAGACGTAGCAGGCGCCGGCCTTGTAGAGCTCGCGGGTGTAGTGCAGGACGGTGACGTAGTGCAGGCCAGTGTGCTCGGCGAGCTCCTCGCAGGAGTAGATGCCCTCGAGCATGAACTTGATCAGCTGGGCGTAGCTCAACGCATTGACCTTGATCATCTGACGGCCTCGCGTGTTGGGGGGTGTTCTTACCATGGTGCGTCTTCGTGATTGTTTGGGTTGAAGGGGATTGGCTTGGCCGGCTGGGCGGGGGGCAGCTCGGTGGGGAACGGCCAGACACTCATGCCAGCAGCTCCTCGACGCCTTCGATGCTGTCGATCACCACCACGCGCTGGCCCATCGCGCGCATGCGTTCGTGCTCGCGCGCCTGGCTGGGCCTGGCCTTCTCGCCGGGCGCCTTGAGCTCGACCCATGCTGTTCTGTCCAGGGGGTGGTTGAACAAACCCCCGCCGGTTATGAAAGTCCGCGGTGGCAACATCACCAGCCGATCGGGCGCACCGACGCGGCCGATCCACTTGACCTTGCGGACCTCGCCGCCGAGCTCGCGCACACGCTTGACGAGGTGTGCCTCGATGTCGCGCTCTCTCACGCCAGCACCACGGAAGTGATGAGCCAGAGCACAGCGACTATGGCGACCGCCATGATGGCGTCGCCCCAGCCGAAGAAGTGGCCGCTGTCGGCCCGCTCGATCGCCTCCGCGTACTCGGCCATGGACTGGTCGAGGCGGGGTGTCCGCGTGTAGCGGGGAGGGCAGTCGAGGAAGGTAGGTTTACGAGACATGAAGGGCTTTCAGTAGTTGATGAAGGTTAAATTGTAGCACGTGCTAAAGTTCTCCTACTAGGGAAAACCCTAAGCAGCGCGTCTATTACCTCGTTGGATGTTGCAGACGTGCGTTTTGCTGATGCCGTACATCTCGGCAACGTCGGCCAGGGGCAGCATGCCGCGCAGCGCGCGAACCCCGGCAATGTCCTCGTCGGAGAATTTGCGCGTGGTTGGTCTTGCCGATGTTCCGTGGCGAATGCTGTCGGCGCGGTTGCCCGCCGCGGTGTCGTAGCGCAGATTGCTAACGCCGTTGTTTGTGCAGTTTCCGTCGGCGTGGCATACCTGCCACCCTGGTGGGCGGGGGCCTATCCACGCGGCAGCGACAAGGTGGTGAACAGGTACCCGCTCTTGGCACCCCGGGCGTTTTAGCGTGAGCTTTTCGTAGCCAAAAGTATCGACATGGGTGGCGCGCATAACCGACGGAAACACGCGCACCCGGCCGTCTGAGAAGTGCGCAGTGCGTTCAACCGATCGGACCCTACCTTTGTCGCTCACCTCATACCGGCCTTCCCAGCCGACAACCGCGCGCCAATCTTCCATGGTCAATCCTTTCTGTACCGGTAAGTTTCAAATCCTGAGGCCGCCAACGGAATGCCCTTAGCCCAGTGCGGGGCTTCTGACATCAACGCGCTTAATTGCTCGACGCTGAACTCGTCAGTGTCCGGTGTCTCGGTCAGCAGCTCATCGTGCACACTGAGCACGATCTGGTACCCAAGCAACTCAACGCCCGGCATGCTCGACGCTAAAATGTCCCGAGCAAATGCTTGGGTTGCATTTTCGCAAATTTTACCACCATATGTTTTTATCGGCCCCCACTGGCGGGTGTACTGGTTCACGCCGAAGTAGCTGATCTGGCCGCTGTCGTCGACCTTCGGGTTGATGTAGCAGAGGTAGCGGCCACTGGGCAGGCGCAGGCGCAGCCAGGCGCCATCGCGGCGGGCTTTAAGGTGCTGGCCGATGTCGAAGGTCTCGCCCGGGTTCTGGATCGCAGCGCGGACGCTGTCGCCCGCGGCGCGCCACAGCGCGGTGGTCTGTGAGTGGGCGTCGCGCCAGGCGCGCTTGAGCACCTCGCAGGCCACGTACACGTCCTGGGGTAGGCCCAGCGTGCGCTTCTTGCCGCTCGCCCACTTCCACACGCCGAGCGCATCCTCGAGCGCTTCGCGGCTGGCGGTGGCCCACACTGCCTTGGCCAGGTCCGACAGGTCCATCCGGTAGACGGCAGCGAAGGTCAGGAACGCCGCGACGCCGCCCTCGTAGCCGAGGCCCAGCTCCATGACCTTGCCGATCTGGCGCTTCTGGCCGGTGGCCTCCTTCGGGTCGATGTTGAAGGAGCGACCGTAGGCCACCTTGTAGAGGTCCTCGCCGGTGCCGGCGTCGAACTCGGCGAAGGCTTTGAGCTTCCAGCGCTCGCCAGCCAGGAACGCGAGCCCGCGGCCCTCGATGTTGGAGAGGTCGGAGATCACCAGCTTCTTGCCAGGGGGCGCCACGATGCAGCCCCGCACGGTGTTGGCGGTCAGCCGCATGACGTTGTCGAAGAAGAGGTCGGCGCAGTTGGCCTTCAGCGCGTCGATGCCCTCGTCGATCTGGTCCTGCTTCATGTCGGGGCGTGGCAGGTTCTGCGGCTGGAAGATGCGACCGGCCCAGCGGGCGGTGCGCTGGGCGCCGGCGAACTGCAAGGTGTTGCGCAGGCGCCCGTCGGCGCTGGTCGCGTTGACCAGGGCCTTGTACTTGGCGGTGCTGGTCTTGGTGGCCTCGAGCCGGATCGACAGCAGCAGCTTGACCGCGTCGGGGAGCTCGGGGTCCTCCACCCGGCGGCGCAGGGTGTCGGCCTTCATGTCGGGGAGGTCCACCCCGTACTCGGCGCAGATGAACGCCAGCAGGTTGTCGCGCTGCGATGCGTTGGTGACGAGGCCGTCGGTCTGCTCGACGACCGCGGCCTTCAGTCGCTTCTGCTCAACCGACACTGCGTCAATCGCGGACCTTGCCAGCTCAAGGTCAACCGCCACCCCGCGATCGTTGACACGCTGGTCAAGGTGCCAGAGCGCCATCTCAGGGTGACCGGCTTTGTAGTTCCAGGTGGGCAGGCGCTGGCCGATGGCGCGCATGGCGACGATGTCCTGCCGGCTGTAGGTAAGAAACTCAGCCCATTGTTCGGGGTGGGTGTCACGGGTGGCCCTCCTCAGTGTGCTGCCCTTCGGGCGGGGTTTACAGAAAAGCTGGATGAGCTCGCGGCCACGCTTGTCCTTGGCCTGGTCCGCGTCGAGTCCGACGATCTGGCCGATCTTATCCAGTCCGCCGGGCAGGCCGTGCGCCATCGCCTGGATCATCGTGTCTTGCCACCGCTCCACGGGCACGTCGATGCCCCAGCAGTGGCGCAGCAGGGTGCGGTCGAAAGCGCTGTTGTGCGCGATGACGGTGACAGTGGGGGTGCGGAGGTATGTGCTTAGGTAGTCGAGCTTGTACTCCTGCGCGTGGGGAGGCAGGGTGCAGTCGAGCACCACCGGCTCGCCGTCGTCGATCGCCCACTGGGCGACGGTGATCTCGGTGCTGGGATGCTCGGCGTAACGGTGGGTACCGGCGGTCTTGAGGTCGCACTCGCTGTACGTTTCTGTGTCAAGCCAGAGAATTGTCATGTGTGCTTTCAGTTTTGGTGAGGGCGCCAGCGCTTGGTACGCTGGGAGAGGCTTACCGGTGAGTCGACATCCACCTCACGCCCTCAACAAAAATCACCCGTTCTGAAAATTAACCGCTGTCTATTCGTGGCATGCGCGGCCTGTTCGGACTCCCCGCCGTGGATCACGAGCGGGCGGCGGGGGTCCTAATCTTCAGCTGTTTCCCTTGTGGGTGAGTCAAAGGGCAGAGTGCATGCCCCCGCAGTGATCAGGCGAAGTCGTCGGCGCCAGCGCCTTCGGTGACTTCCTCGAACTCGTCGGCGTCGGCTGGGCGGCCAGCGCTGAAGCTGTCGCCGTCAGCGTAGAACTGGATGCCACGCAGCTGGGCGTTCACGCGCTGGCCGTAGTTGTTGTCCTGCGCCCACAGCTCGATGCTGGCGTTGACGAAGCAGCCAGCGTAAGGGCGGCCACTGCGTGCTGACAGCGGGCTGCGGTCACGGTCGATGACCGTGGGCGCTGCGTTTTCCTGGGCGGCGGCTGCGATGAAGAAGTTGCCCGGGAAGCCGTCGTACTTGGACTTGACGTCGCCGTCGTGCAGCGCCAGCTTGTCCTGTTTTTCCAGGCCCTTGACGATGGCGGCGGCCTTGGCGCCCCACTTGGCGGTGGCGATCGCGAGCTGGGCGGCCTTGATCTCCGCGAGCTGCGGGTGGTCCGCCGGGATCAGCAGCGAGGCGCTGTAGCGGGGCTTGCCTTCGCCGGCCACGGTGGTGGGCTCGAAGAGGTTGGGGAATGCCAGGCGCACGTTCTTCAACAAGATGCGGCCGATGGGTTGGGTCTGTGCCATGGGTGAAAAGTCCTTTAGGTTAAGCGAGAGAATCGACAGTCACGTCGGAGAAGTCATCGACGACCGGCGTGACTGTCAGTGCCGGGCGGGAATCGGAAACGGGCGCCACGTGTGGCTTGCCCTCGGATTGGGTGATCAGTCCTTGCAGCTTCGGCCACTGGCGCTTGCCGATGACCTCGGCCTTGGCCAGCTTCTCGGCGCTGGTCGGGCTGATCAGCTCGAAGTCGTACATGTCCTCGATCTTGATGCGCATCGACTTGAGGGTTTCCTCGGCGACCTTCGCATCGGACCAGGCACGGGCACCGCGCTTGCCCTGCACCAGCTTGTAGCCAGGCACCGGGGCGCCAGCCAGCAAGCGCTTCTCTGCTTCAGCGCGGATCGCCTTGCACCAGTCCTCGATCAGGTCGGCCTTGTCCAGGGACACGCGCAGCCAGTCGGCGGCGTCGTCGACTGTTGCGACAGCCTCCTCAACCGGGACCACGTTTGCGTCGGCAAACTCGTCGGGTGTTGCCGGGGTGAAACCCACGTCCAACATGGCGGTGGCAACCTCAGCACGCAGCGACGGGCACGTAGCCTTGGCGCGGCAGAACTTGCACTGCTTCTCGCCGGGGCGCAGGTAGACCTGCTCCCATGTGGCATCGCCCGCCTCGGCACCACCGGTGTAGCTGATGTTCTGCGCGTTCATGCAGGTCATCACGGCGCTGCGGGCGGTGCTGCGGCCCCAGGTCTCGAGCTCGGCCACGGTGGTGTCGTACTCGCTGGGCGCCGTGCGGATGCGCGGCTGGCTGATGGCCATTCGCACGGTCTCGAAGTCAGCGACCAGGCCGTGGTAGGCCTGCAGCGCTCCGAGCCCGTACAACGACATCTGCGGGTTCTTCTCGGCCGACACCTCGACGCCCATGCCGTACTTGAAGTCGATCACGATCAGCTCGGTGCCGCGGGCGATGATCACGTCCGCAGTGCCCCAGGCCTCCGCCTCGGGGGTGTCGAGGTACGAGCTGTAGTTGACACGGATGTCAGCGAACACGATGCCGTCGTCACCCTTGAGGTCGGCGACGTAGTCGAGGGTGACCTGGACGTGGCGGGCCATGTCCTCGTCCACCTCGAACGTGAACCCGTCGGCCTCGATCACGGCGCCGATGTAGCGCGCAGCAGGGATCACCGTCTCGTCGGCCTGCAGACACCAGGTCAGCACCTGGTGGGCGGCGGTGCCCTCGGCAGCGTACTTGCTCGTGCTATCCGGCAGGCCAGCCTGCAGGACGTGGGAGCCTGGGCAGAGCATGCGCTGCTCGAAGCCCGAGGCCGACCACTTGGAGTGAGCGGCTTCAGCCATGATCAGGCACCCAGTGCAGTGTTGACCGCGGCCAGGGCTTCGGCCCAGCGCGCCTCGGGCAGCTCCTTGAACGTCTTCACGCCCATGCTGGCGGCCACGGCAGCGGCCGACTCGCGGGACTTACCGGCCAGAGCGAAGACCGCCTTCTGCAGGGTGGGATAGTCGACTGATGCGGAGGGCTTCGCCGAAGAGGTCGTAGCCTCCGGCTCGGGCTTTGGGTCAACGGACTGCTCGGAGTTTTGGGGCGTGCCACTTGCAACAGCCGCCGGCTTCGACACAGTGGGGGCAGGCTTTTCTGCCACCGGCTTCACGGACTTTGGGGCTTCCACCTTGACCGGCGCCGGGGCGCTCACCGAGGTGAAGAACTGGACCAGGGCTGCCTGGTCGGGGAAGGAGAGGGTGACTTGAATCACGGGGTTGCCTTTCAGGGTTGTAAAACTAAATTGTAGCAGACGCTACAGGTTGCGGGAAACTTTTTGTGCTGCCACGTAGCGCTCGGCAGCGTGGCCTGGGGTGTAGCCGCTGTTAAACAGGTGAGTCGCATCGGCCCAGACGATCCGCCCGGCGTGCTGTGGGGCCAGGGCCACCACGGCGTCGCTGAAGCGGGCCATCCAGTCGGCCTTGCGGATCGCGGCGGTGCTGCTGGGCTTCATCTGAACTTCACCCCGGTGGACACCATCACGGCAGCCTGCAGCAGCTCGGTCGTGGTGAACGCGTCGATGTCCGCCCCGGCGGTCTCGGCCACCAGGTTCAGGAAGTAGCGGGCCTGGTTCTTCGCGCTCTTGCGCTCGGCCCGGTCGGCCTGGCGCTTGCGCTCAGGGTCGGCGGCCATCGCCGCCACCGCGAGGAGGGAGACCTTGGCGCTCATGCGGTCAGCCCTTTCAGTTGCACGCCCCATGCCAGGGCGCCGTCGTAGGTCTCAAACAGCTCGGTGTGCCCAGAGGGGGACAGCAAGCCGTAGAGCAGTTTCTCGCCGGCCTGCTGGGCGTACAGCACGTAGGGGTAGATGCCGCCGGCGCTGTGCTTCTGGACCGACGAGCCGTCGGCCAGGTGGCCCTGGTAGCCGGCGCTCATGCTGCCACCTGCAGGGGAGTGGCGAGGCGGCTGCCGTCGAGCAGCAGGAAGAACTCGGGGTTGAACTCGCCCCAGTCTGCAGCCTTCGGGCCGATCAGTGCGCCATGGCCACCGACGGGCTGATGGATCGCGATGCAGTCCTGGCCGAGGACGGTGGCCAGGTGGAACACGCGGTCCTCAAGCGGGCGGGAGGCGCTGAAGCTGTTGGTGACTTCGGCGACAACCGTGATCTCGGTGTCGCTCTGGAGGATGTTGTAGGCCTGGAGGTCGAAGCCGGCGGCGGAGAGTTCGCGCAGGACGGTGCCGGTACCGATGTTGCTGTTGCCGGTGCGGGCGAGGCCGATGTTCAGGATGAAGCTCATTGCATGGGTCTTTCTCTGCGTTGCTCACCTCAAGGAATTTGAAGCGATGATAAATTGTAGCAGATGCTAAAACACACCGCAAATAAAAACCCCACACGATGGTGGGGTATTCATCAACCAGTCGGTGGTGGGGTCAGAGCACAGTGCGCAACGCGATGTCGAGCACCAGGGCGAAGGTGACCACGGCACCGAGCCAGTACAGGCGGCGGATGTTGGCGCGTATCTCGACTAGGGGGTCGTCGCAGATACCGCCATGCTCGACCAGGTAGGCGATCCTCTGCTTGAGCTGTTCATCGTTCATCGTATGAGCCTCACAAGTCTGTTGATGTAGGGTTCGTCGACACGGCCGGTGAGCTTCGTGTGCTCGTAGGCAAGGCTGACCAGGTTCGCATAGGTGTCGGGGTCGGGTCTGAGACCTGCGTCACGGATCGCAGCAGCGACCGCCCTCACGCACTCGCCCAGGGCCTGGTCGTCGATCTGGCGCCCCTGGCCGTCGTGCTCCTGGTCGAGCCACCCGAGCGGCAGCGCCAGCTTGCCCTCGATCTCGCGGGCGACCTTCTCGCTCACCTCACGGGAGGGGTGGGGACCTACCAGCTGGGCCAGGTAGCTGCCGTTCGTGTGGCCGAGCTTCTTCGCCAGCGAGGTGGGGCCGCCCCACTCGCGCATCAGGGCGCGCAGGTTCTCACGTCGCAGGGCGTACACGGACTTCATGAGGGCAGGGTATCAGCACGTAGCACCTTGCTGCAAGGGCTGTACAGCCTGCTAAAATCCGGCCATGAAAACAATCACCCCGATGAAGGCCTGGATGGCTGCGGCCACGGCCGAAGAGCAGGAGGCCCTCGCAAAGCGCGTGGGCACCACCCGTGGCAACTTGTACCAGTACGCCGGCGGCCACCGCGATGCTAGTGCCGCCCGCGCTGGAGCGATCGAGGTCGCCACCGCCGAGATGCACCGCCTCAGCAAGGGCCGGCTGCCGAAGGTCTACCGCACCGACCTGTGCGAGGCCTGCCGGTCGTGCCAGTACGCTGCCAAGTGCCTGGGCTCCCGCGCCGTGGTCAGTGATTTTCCCATCGTCGACACCCGCCAACTGGAGCTTGCCCTATGACCTGGTGGCAGGTGCTCGTGCTCTGCTGGCTCTGCTACTTCGCAGGGTTCTTCACCGCTGCCTTGATGGCAGCCGCCCGCGAATGATCGCCCTGCGCGCCGGCCAGCGGGTGCTGCTGCCCAGCGGCAACGTGGTGGTCTTGCTGCGCTGCGAGCGTGGCACCTGGACCTGCGAGTACACGATCCTGGCCCGCCAGCGGGGCCTGGTCGACTTCAGCAGCGCCTGGCTCCACCGGTGGGGCACCCGGGTGTAGCGCCTTACGGTCTGCTACAGTCTGCGGGCCAACCGTAAGTTAAAACCTAGAAAAGCCAGGTGAGGGTCCGCTCCCGTATTTAGGTTCGGGTCGGTTGGCGCTGAATGCGGACCCTCACCTGGCTTTCGTTTAATGAAAGTTCAGCGCCACATGACTCACGCCGATTACACCGGTTTCGCGTACCTCGTAAGGAACGCCCACGACAAGGAGTTTCTTCTCTCCGCGTCATTTGGCACCAGCAGGAACCAGGCCAAAAAATATCTCAGCAACATTCAACACCAGCGGTGCCTTCAGCATCGGCCGATGCTTGAAGTGGTTGAGCTGCTCGAGGTCAATATCACCGTGGTTCAAAGGATTGCGCCATGAACGCGGTCACCACCATCAAGCCCCACATCTCCTCGATCGTCGCCCCTGACGAGATGCGCAACCTGCCAGCCTGGCTGGTGTGGCGCTTCGAGTACCACGAGGGCGAGGACAAGCCCCGCAAGGTTCCCTACTACACCACCGGCAGCAAGCGCCACGGCAAGCAGGGCTCACCCCAGGACCTGCAACAGCTGACCACCTTCGACGCCGCCCGCACCGCAGCCGCGCGCCGTGGGTTCGACGGTGTCGGCTTCGTGCCGATGCCTGAGTTCAACATCTGCGCGCTCGACTTCGACCACTGCGTCACCAACGGCCAGGTGCACCCTGACCTCGAGTCGATCGTTACCGGGACGTATGCCGAGTACAGCCCCAGCGGCACCGGCGTGCGCGCTTTCGTCAAGGGCCAGTACGGCAACAGCAAGGCCCGCGGCGAGCCCTACGGGTTCGAGGTGTTCTCATCCAAGGGGTTCGTCACTGTCACCGGCAACCGGCTCGACATCGTCGACATCCTGGGCAACGAGAACACCGTCGCCACCCTCGATGGTCCGGTGCGTGAGCTCTGCGCCAGGCGCTTCGCCCGGCCGGCCGCCGAGGTGCACGTCAGTGGCGGCGAGCCGGTCGGGCTCACGCCCCAGCAGATCGAGGCCCTGATGCTGGCGCTGGACCCCGACATGGCGCACGACCCCTGGCTCAGTGTCGGCATGGGCCTGCACCACGAGACCCAGGGCGAGGGCTTTGACTACTGGTGCGACTGGTCAGAGCTTGGCTCGAAGTTCCCCGGGCGCGAGGTGCTGCTGCAGCGGTGGTCGTCGTTTGGCAAGAGCCACGACCGCACCGTCACGATCCGCACGGCGATGAAGTTGGCGGGCATGGCAGTCAACGGCCCTGCAAGCGCGGATGAGTTCGAGGTGCTGATGGACGCGCCAACAGTGGCGGAAGCAGGCCACCGGTTTCAGGTCATGCACGCGAGCGAGTTTTCGCAGGGCGCTGCACCGACCTGGGTGATCAAGGACGTGCTGCCCCAGGCCGAGCTGGTGGTGCTCTACGGCGCCAGCGGATCGGGCAAGAGCTTCCTGGCGCTCGACATGGCGGCGGCGATCGCCCGGGGGGTGCCGTGGCGCGGCAAGAAGGTTCGCAAGGGCAGGGTGGCCTACATCGCCGCTGAGGGCGCTGGCGGCTTTCGTAAGCGGCTGACGGCCTACGGCCAGCACAACCAGTTCGACCTGGCTGGCATGGATTTGGGCGTGATCCACGCCGCCCCCAACATGATGCAGATACAGGACGCGGTCGACGTGGCCAAGGCGGTGAAGGCCTGGGGCGGTGCCGACGTGATCATCGTCGACACCTTTGCCCAGGTCATGCCGGGCGCCAACGAGAACGCCGGCGATGACGTCGGTAAGGCGCTCACCCACTGCAAGCGCATCCACGAGTCGACCGGCGCCATGATCGTGCTGATCCACCACGCGGGCAAGGACGCCAGCAAAGGGGCCCGGGGCTGGTCGGGGTTGCGCGCTGCCGCGGACGCCGAGCTCGAGGTGGCACGCGAGGCCGCCGGCCGCACGTTGCGCCTGACCAAGAGCAAGGACGGCGAGGACGGCATGGTGTGGGGGTTTGACCTCGAGGTGGTGAAGATCGGCGTCGATGAGGACTTGGACCCGATCACGAGCTGCGTGGTGATCGAGGCCGCGGTGCCGGTCGGTGGCATCTCGGATCGCAAGCTGAACAAGAACCAGCAGGTGGTGAGTGATGTGATCCAGTCGATGCTGCTGGTGCAGACCGAGGGCATCGAGGTCGGGGCGGTGGTGGAGGAGGCGACCCGCCGCGTGATGGCCCGTGACGGCATCGAGAAGGACCCGAAGGGCAACTGCCGAACGAGCGTGCGCAAGGCGCTGAACTCGTTGTGCGAAGAAAACGAGAAGCAGATGTACACGCTGGACGTCGAAACCAAGTGTGTGGGAGCGCTGTGAACGCGCAAATCGTTGCACGTTCAGGGCACCCTGAAACCCTGAAACGCACCCTGAAACAGGAAAAGTTAGGGTCGCGAAGAGCCCAAAATACCCTGAAAACCCTGCAACGCTCTATAGAGTTGCAGGGTTTCAGGGTGGGATCGGCCGCTGTAGGGTTGACCGTGCAAAATTTTGCAAGGAGGCTGGAATGCAGAAACTGATCTCACTCAACGAGGCTGGTCGAAGGATTGGCCAGGAGCACCCGCGCGCCAAGCTGCTGGACCGGGAGGTCGACCAGGTGCTGGACCTGCTGGACTCGGGGCTGAGTTACGCGGCGGTGGCGCAGAAGATGGAGGTCAGCAAGAGCTGCGTGGCGCACATCGCCACCGGCCGTCGCCGATCGCAGGTCGTGGCGCGCACGGTGCGCGTGTCCGTGTCTCGATGATTTAGCAGGAAGATAAACACCATGGCACGACCAACAAAATACGACCCAGCGTTCTGCACCACCGTGGTGGAGCTTGGCGCACTTGGGAAAAGCAAAGCGCAGATGGCGGCCGCCCTGGGATGTGACCGCGCCAGCATCAACCGCTGGTGCGATGAGCACGAAGAGTTTTGCATCGCCATCGCGCGCGCAAGGGACCTGGCGATGGCCTGGTGGGAGGATCAGGGGCAGATGGGCATGTGGCAGAGCCCAGAGGGTGAGAAGCTCAACCCACAGCTGTGGTCGCGTTCGATGGCGGCACGCTTCCCGGACGACTACCGCGAGAACAACAAGGTTGAACTCACCGGCGCCAACGGTGGCCCGGTGCAGACCCAGGTGGTGATCGCCACCGGGGTGCCGGTGGTGGGCGACCACACCGACCTGGCCTGATGACCACGATCGATCTGGGCTACCGCCCACGCGAGTGGCAGCGCCAGTGCCACCTGAACCGCAAGCGCTTCACGGTGCTGGCACTGCACCGGCGCGCGGGCAAGACCGAGCTCGCGCTGCGCCAGTTGCTTGACAGCGCCCTGCGTTGCCCGCTCGAGCTTGGCCTGTTCTTCTACGTCGCACCACTCCTGAAGCAGGCCAAGGCGATCGCCTGGGCCCGGCTGAAGCAGATCGTCGCACCGCTGGTGATGTACAACCTGGCCGAGGTCAACGAGAGCGAGCTGTGGGTGCGCCTCAAGAGCAACGGCGCCATCATCCGCATGTACGGCGCCGACAACCCGGAGGCCATGCGGGGCGTGCGCCTGGACGGGGTGGTGCTCGATGAGGTGGCCGACATCAAGCCCGAGACCTGGCGCGAGGTGCTGCAGCCCGCGCTCGCCGACCGGCTGGGGTGGGCGCTGTTCATCGGCACACCGCACGGCATCAACCTCTTCAGCGAACTGTTCTTCAAGGGCCGCGACCTGCCCGACTGGCACAGCGCCCTCTACACGGTGTACGACACCGAGGCGCTGGCCGCCACCGAGGTCGAGCGCTACCGGCAGGCGGTCGACGAGAACACCTTCAAGCGCGAGATGCTGTGCGACTTCGCCGCCTCGGGCGACGACCAGCTGATGAGCCTGACCGACGTGCAGGAGGCGAGCCGCCGCCACCTGCGCAAGGACGAGTACACCTACGCCAGCAAGATACTGGGGGTCGACCCGGCTCGATTCGGCGATGACCGCAGCGTGATCTTCCCGCGCCAGGGGCTCTACGCGATGGCGCCGAAGGTGTTCCGGGGCATCGACAACATGACGCTGGCCGACAAGGTGGCGCAGGAGATCGAGCGCTTCCGGCCCGATGCGGTGTTCATCGACGCCGGCAACGGCTCCGGGGTGATCGACCGCCTGCGCCAGCTGCACCACGAGGTGATCGAGGTGCACTTCAGCGGCGCCCCCAGCAACGCCCGCTACCTCAACAAGCGCGCTGAAATCTGGTTCGAGCTGCGCGACTGGCTGCGCGCAGGCGGTGCGATCCCGGACCTGGTCGACCTCAAGCAGGACCTGGCGGCACCGACCTACAAGTTCACGCCGGCCGACAAGATACAGCTCGAGAGCAAGGACGACATCAAGGGGCGGGGGCTGCCGAGCCCCGACCTGGGCGACGCGCTGGCGCTGACCTTCAGCTTCCCGGTCTACGTCGATCACAGCGCCCAGGCCCGCGCCCGGGCCATGGGGCTGCCGGTGATCGAGGAGGCCAACAGCCTGGACTACGACCCCTACAAACGCCTCTGAGTGTCCGTGTGGGCGCCTCCCCACCCCACAATGCCGCGAACTTCCCCGAAGGATCGCAGCATGTGCCTCTCTAGCCCGTCCATCCCACCGCCGCCCCCACCGCCCCAGGCCATCAAGCAGCCTGACTCGATGGCGGTCAGCGCCGGCATGAAGCGCAACCGCAACACCTCCGCCATGGGTGGGGGCTCGCTGCTGACCGGCCCGATGGGGGTGATGCCTGCCATGACCGGCAAGACCAGCCTGCTGGGCGGGTAATGGACGAACCGATCAACAAGCGGCAGCGCATCCTCGCCCGCAAGGCGGCGCTGTGGAGCGAGCGCTCGAGCTGGGTCAACCACTGGCGCGACATCAGCGACTACCAGCAGCCGCGTGCGGGTCGGTTCTTCGTCACGGATCGCAACCGGGGCGACAAGCGCGCCAACAACATCCTCGACAACGCGGCCGTGTTCGGCTCCCGCACCCTGGCCGCCGGCATGATGTCGGGGATGACGAGCCCCGCTCGCCCCTGGTTCCGGCTCGAGATACAGGACAGGGACCTCATGGAGGCGGGCGCCGTCAAGTCCTGGCTGCACGACACCGCCGTGCTGCTGCGGGCGATCTTCGCAGGCTCCAACACCTACCGCGCCCTGCACACGCTCTACGAGGAGCTCGGCCTCTTCGGCACCGCCGCCACCATCGTGCTGCCCGACTTCGACAGCGTGCTGCACCACTACCCCCTGACGGTGGGCGAGTACGCCCTCGGCACCAACCAGAAGGGGATCGTCGACACCCTCTGCCGCGAGTTCCAGATGACGGTCGGCCAGCTGGTCGATCAGTTCGGGCTGGAGAACTGCAGCGACACGGTCAAGAACCTCTACAACCGCCGCCAGCTCGACGGCTGGGTGGACGTGGTGCACATGATCGAGCCCCGCCGCGAGCGCGACTACACCAAGATGGACGGCAAGAACAAGCGCTTTGCCTCCTGCTACATGGAGCCCGGGCGCGAGAACTTCGACGTGTTCCTGAGCGAGTCAGGCTTTGACGCGTTCCCCGCACTCACCCCCCGCTGGGTGGTGACCGGCAACGACATCTACGGCACCAGCCCCGGCATGGAGTGCTTAGGGGATGTCAAGCAGCTGCAGCACCAGCAGCTGCGCAAGGGGCAGGCGATCGACTACCAGGTCAACCCCCCGCTCACGGTGCCCACCAAGTACCGCGAGGCCGCCAAGGCCCGCCTGCCTGGCGGGGTGTTCTACGTCGACAGCCAGGGCAGCAACCAGGTGGTGCGCAGCGCGTTCGAGGTGAACCTGAACCTGCAGCACCTGATGGTCGACATCCAGGACGTGCGCGACCGCATCCGCTCGAGCTACTACGCCGACCTGTTCATGATGCTGGCGAACGACACCCGCTCCGGCATCACCGCCACCGAGGTCGCCGAGCGCCACGAGGAGAAGCTGCTCATGCTCGGCCCCGTGCTCGAGCGACTGCAGAACGAACTCTTGAGCCCGATGATCGACATCGCGTTCGACTACGCGAACCAGGCCGGCATCCTGCCACCCCCGCCGCGTGAGCTCGAGGGCACTGACCTCAAGGTCGAGTTCATCAGCGTGCTGGCGCAGGCGCAGCGTGCCGTGGCCGCCCAGGGCGTGGACCGCCTGCTCGGCACCGTTGGCAACCTGGCGGCGCTCAAGCCCGAGGTGCTCGACAAGATCGACTTCGACCAGGTGGTCGACGACTACGGCGACATGTACGGGGTCAACCCCAAGATCGTGGTGCCCGACAACGTGGTGGCACAGATCAGGGCGCAGCGGGCGCAGGCGGCCCAGGCCGCGCAGACCGCCGCCGCCATGCCGCAGCTGGTGGAGAGCGCCAAGACCGCGGGCGATGTGAACGTGCAGGGCGTGCAGGACGTGATGAACGGCCTGATGGGCTACGGGACCCCGAGTCCCGCCATGACTGGAGTCTGAGATGCCATCCATGCTGTACCCGGAGGTGCCCGAGGCGCCCCAACCCCGCATCCGCCTGGATGCGGCCACCCTGCAGGCGCTCGGCTATGTGAGCCCACCGCCCGCCGGCACCGAGTTCTGCCTGGAGGCCGACGCCACCGTGCTGAGTGTGGCGCCCGACGGCTCGGTGGAACTCGAGCTCGCAGAACTCGAACTCACCCACGAGATTAAAGAGGGCGGCATGGCCGCGGTGCTCTACCCAGGCATGGCCTGAGCGTGTCCGTGATCGCCTGAGCACCCCCTACGATGCCGCCTAAGTCAACCATGCGAGACCCGACCGACCTGAAGAGCCAAGAACGCGATGCCGAAAGCGAAGAGCTGGGGGCACGCGAGACGCGGCGCAAGGAACTGGAGGACCTCAAGTGGCTGATGGCCCACCCCCAAGGACGACGGATTGTGTGTCGACTGCTGGAGGAGGCTGGAGTTAACCGCACCTCGTTCAACCATAGCGGCAGCGTTATGGCCTTCAACGAAGGGCGACGACACCTCGGCCTGTTCCTCACGGCAGAAGTGCTGCAAGCCGCCCCCGAGGGGTACTTCAAGCTCTTGAAAGAATACCAGGGCAAAGATGATTGATACGACTGCGGAAGCCAGCACAACGACCACCGACGCTGGGGAACCGAAGACAACTGATGTGACTGCCGTGGACCCCACGACGGCAACGACGGACGCGCCAGCACCGGACACCCAGGCCCCCGTGGCCGCCGTGCCCGACAGCTACGAGTTCACGATGCCTGAAGGCGTTGCGCTCGATAAGACCGCAGCGGATGAGTTCACCGCGATTGCCAAGGAGCTCAAGCTCAACCAGGCGGACGCGCAGAAGGTCGCCGACGTGGGTGCCAAGATGGCCCAGCGTCAGGCCGAAGCGCACCTCCAGCTGGTGGAGTCCTGGGTCGAGAGCGTCAAGGCCGACAAAGAAATCGGCGGCGACAAACTCGCAGAGAACCTGGCCGTTGCGCGGAAGGCGATCGACACGTTTGGCACGCCCGAACTCAAGGACGTACTGAACGCGACGGGATTCGGCAACCACCCTGCCGTGATCAAGGCCTTCTACAAAGCCGGCATGGCCATCAGTGGCGACCGTTTTGTGTCTGGGAGCCCGAAAGGACCCGAGACCGATATGGCCAAGAAGATGTTCCCCAACTTGAACTGAAAGGTTAACCATGGCAACCCTCGCAAGCAACAACCCCACCCTGCTGGACGTCTCCAAGCGTCTGGACCCCAACGGCAAGATCGACTCCATCGTCGAACTGCTGGCGGCTCAGAACGAAGTCCTGCAGGACATGACCTTCGTCGAGGGCAACCTCGCCACCGGTCACAAGACGACCGTCCGCACCGGTCTGCCCACCCCGACCTGGCGCAAGCTCTACGGCGGCGTGCAGCCCGGCAAGTCTACGACCGCACAGGTCACCGACTCGTGCGGTATGTTGGAAGCCTACGCCGAGGTCGACAAGGCGCTGGCTGATCTGAACGGCAACACCGCCGCCTTCCGCCTCTCCGAGGACGCTGCCCACATCGAGGGCATGGCCCAGGAGCACGCCCAGACGCTGTTCTACGGCAACGAGGGCAGCGAGCCAGAAGCCTTCACCGGCCTCGCTCCGCGCTACAACTCGCTCTCCGCCCAGAACTCGGACAACATCATCGACGCCTTCTCGGGCTCCGGTGGTGATCTGACCTCGATCTGGCTGTGCGTGTGGGGTCCGCAGACCGGCTTCGGCATCTACCCGAAGGGCAGCCAGGGCGGCCTGCAGATGACCGACAAGGGCCAGGTGACCATCGAGAACGTCGACGGCGCCGGCGGCCGGATGGAAGGCTACCGCACCCACTACCGCATGGACACGGGTCTGTCGATCCGCGACTGGCGCTACTTCGTGCGGGTGGCGAACATCGACATCAGTGAGCTCAACACGCTCGCCAACACCAAGAACTTGATCACCTGGATGATCCAGGCGAGCGAGCGCATCCCGGCGTTGGGCAAGGGTCGTGCCTGCTTCTACCTGAACCGCGGCCTGCGCGAGAAGCTGCGCTTGGGCATCTTGGAGAAAATCTCCAGCAACCTGACCTGGGAAACCGTGGAAGGCAAACGCGTGATGACGTTCGACGACATCCCTGTCCGTCGCACCGACGCGCTGCTCAACACCGAAACCCGCGTGGTCTAACCCCTGCACACTGAAAGGACCTTCCCATGATTCTCGACGAACGAAACGAATTTGCCGACGCCGTCACGGTGGCGGCTGCCGCCGGCACCGCCCTGATCGGTGACGTGATTGACCTCGGCACCGACGGTGTCAACTACGTCGACAACGTCTACGCGGTCATCAGTGTCGACACGGAAATCTTCACCGCCAGCGCTGCTGGTACGGTGCAGTTCTTCCTGGTGTCGGACTCCCTGGCGACACTGGGCGCCGGGGTGGTGGCCAACTGCACGTTGCACTCGATGACCGGCGCGCTGGTCACCGGTGCCACGGGCGTCCAGGCTGCCTTGGCCGCTGGTAAGACCCTGATGCAGGTCTCCCTGCCCGCGGGTCAGTACGAGCGCTACCTCGGCATCCTGTGCACGACCGCCACGACCACGACCACCAGCGGCAAGGTCAACGCCTTCCTGACTCCGAACATCGTGACTCAGAAGTCGTTCGACGCTCCCTGGCAGCTGTGATCGGTAGCCCATGAAAATCGTTGCCATCAAGCCAGCGTTTTTCGATGGGCGCCGCGTGCGCGTGGGCGACGAGCTCGACATCCCACAAGGATCGTCGGGCTCGTGGTTCACGCCCGTGGCCTCGATCGAGGCCAAAGCCACCAAGGTCAAGCCCGCCAAGAGCGAGCCCAGGGCCCTCTCACAACTGCACCGCGATGACGCCAAGAGCTTCAACGACGTGCACGAAAACTCGATCGCCTGAAAGGGACCCAGATGCCCACCATTGCCCCCACCGTGGCCGGCCGACGGCCGATCGACGCCTCCTTCCCCGGCGACAGCGCCGCCTTCACCTGGGCCGCCTTGGCCAACGGGGACGAGGGCGCCGCCGTTGAGTACGGCGCCTTCACCGACCGCAGCATCCAGTTCGCGGGCGTGTTCGGCAGCGGCGGCACCGTGGCGCTGCAGGGCTCCAACGACGGCGTCAACTACGCGGTACTGACCGACCTGCAGGGCAACGCGATCACCAAGACCAGCGCCTCGATCGAGGCGGTCACCGAGGCCACCCGCTTTGTGCGGCCCGTCGTCACCGGCGGCGATGGCACCACGGCGATCACCGCCATCCTTTTTGTTCGGGGCTGATCCATGAAGACACAGGAAGCATTGACCGAATTGCGCAAGGGCTTGCGCGTGTTCAAGGCCTTTGAGCACGCCGAGCAGGCCGCGGTCTACCTCGAAGGCCTCGAGCAGAACGAGAAGGAACTGCACGCCGCCCTGGCCAAACTCAAACTCGAGCACGCCGCCGCCCTCGAGGCCGGTGCCGCCGAACTCGCCGCCCTGGCGGCGCGGGTCGACAGCGCCAAGGCACAGGCCACCCAGGCCGAGGCCGAGGCGGGCGACACTGCCGCCAAACTGCGCACCGAGGCCGCCAAGAAAGCCGCCCAGCTGCTCGCCAAGAACGAGGCCGCCGTGGCCACCCTGGAACAGAAGGCCGCCGCCGCCGATCTCGCCGCCCGCGAGGCGGAGGTCGCACGCGACCAGGCCCAGCGCGAACTGGCCGCCCTCGAAGCGAAGATCGACAAAGCCAAGACGCAGATCGCCAAGCTGCTCGAGGGCTGATCCATGGCCGATGACGTCACCCTCCCCGGTGATGGCGCGGTCATTGCGACCGACGACGTCGGCGGGCGTCAGTTCCAGATCGTCAAGCAGGCCTATGGTGCGGACGGCGAGGCCACCCAGGTGTCCACCGCCGCCCCGCTGCCGATGGCGGCGTATGGCGAGCTGATTGAGGCGCTGGAGGCGATGCGCATGGCGATTGCGTCACTGACCCGCACTATCGGCCAGGCCATGCCGGACACCGCTGGGCGTATGCGGGTCAACGTCGAAACCGGCGCCGTCACCGCCTCGCTGGCGGCCAACCAGACCTTGGCCATCGTCACCACCTTGACCAACCAGACGCAGATCGGCGGTTTGGCAGCCACTGAGCACATCCCGTCGCTGATGCGACTTGGCGCCGACAGTGCGCGCCGCAACATCACCACAAGCTGACCATGGCAACCACTAACGGCAACCGCAAGATTCTGGACCTGAAGCGCTGGGAGTTTTGCACCCCCTCGCCGGTCGCTACCGCCGCTGCCGCCTTTGTGGTCAGCAGCCGCCACTACCGGCAGCAGCAGATGCTGGTCGCCAGCGCGACCGTGGCCTACCTGTACCACCCTGCTGAAGACGGCTGGACCCAACTGCCATCGCCCGCGTTGGCCGGCGCCTTTGCGGCCGGCGCCTGCGGCACCAGCGTCAGCGTCGGCCCTACTGGCACGGCGACAGCGGGCACCACCAGCACGCTGACCACCAACCTGACCCTGGCGCGTGACCTGCGCGGCTACAGCATCCACATCACAGGCGGGCCCAATGCTGGCGCGGTGCTGCCCATCGTCAGCAACACCATCGGCGCCAATGCGGTCATCACGGTCGCCACCCAGGCCAGCGCCTTCACCGTTGCCAGCACCTACCGGCTGATGACGCCCCGGTTCTATGTGCTGAACGCCATCACGGCCGCCGGCACCACCACCGCCAACGTGTTCCGGTTCTACGATCTCGCCACCAACACCTGGGCGGCGGCTGAAACCGGCGCCACCGACGGCATTGCGCCTGCGGCCGTCATCGGCACCGATGGCCGTTTGGTGGCGACACCCTCTTGGCTGGACGAGGGCTTCGTTGCCTTTGCCACCGGCACCGCCACCAGCGCCACCGCCACCACGCTGGTCAACAGCGGCAAGGCCTGGACGGTCAACCAGTGGGCCAACTCGCAGGTTCGCATCACCGCAGGCACAGGCGCCGGCCAGGTGCGCAGCATCACCAGCAACACCGCCACCACGCTGACGGTGCCGACCTGGACCACCACGCCGGACGCCACCAGCGTCTATGCCATCGAGGGCAACGACGACTACATTTACTACATGGGCAGCGGCGCCGTGACCCTGTTCCGCTACTCGATCAGCGCCGGCACCTGGACCACGCTCACCCCCGGTGTGGCGCGGGGCGGGGCGCCGGGCACCGGCCTGTCGGCGCACTGGGTGTGGGGCACCACCGCGGCCGACTGGAACGTCGAAAACGACATCAAGCAGGGCCGCTACATCTACAGCTTCCGGGGCAGCGCGGGCGCCCTGTTGGACCGCTACGACATCGCGCTCAACACCTGGGCCGCCATCACCTACGCCCCTGCGGTGGAGACCTTCACCACCGGCACCAAGCACGTCTACACGGGGAACTACATCTATAGCCAGAAAGACGCCACCGGGCGCTGGTTCCGGTTCAACGTGCCGACTCATGAGCAAGACGGCTTTGGCACCATGACCTACACCCAGGGCGCGGCCGTGCTGGGCGATACCGCGTTTGATGTCACCTACCACGACGGCGCGGTCGACATCAACTACGTCTACATGATCCTGAACACCTCCACAGTGATGCTTCGGCAAATGGTGATATGAACATGAACATCTCCAGCCTGATCGCGATGTGCCGGGCGCAGTTGGTGCAACTGTCATCGCTGCGCACCAGCGCCGAGCGGCTGGGGGACGTCGAGCAGGTCGCCGACATCGACGCCAAGGCGGCCGAAACCCAGGCCACGCTGAACCAACTGCTGACGCTGCCCTGACCCATGTTGCTGCTGCTGTTCAAAGGATCGGGCACCCCGCCCGTCGTTGTCAGCGGCGGGCTGGTGGTGTTTCTACGGCGTCGGCGTCGACGCTGACGTGTCCGTGGGGCAGGGGACGCCTTCTACACTCGCCCCCATTGGAGAACCCCCATGGCCTCAGTCGTTCAAATCTGCAACATGGCCCTCAGCCACATCGGCTCGGAGGCCCGCGTCTCCAGCATCAGCCCACCCGATGGCAGCGTCGAGGCGGGCCACTGCGCCACCTTCTACGACCTGGCCCGCACCGAGCTGCTCGAGCCCGGCAGCTGGTCGTTCTCGCTCAAGCGCCC